GAGCCAGCTTCTTGGCACTCGTCAGGCCGAACATCGATTGAGCCCCGTCACTGGCGTTGTGCCAGACGCCAGTGACGTCCTTGATCACGCGCCATTCGACTTGCTCGCTCATGGCGCAACTTTGTTGCTCGTGGGAGCGCAGGCAGATGTAATTTTGTTGCTCATATCCGAGAATTCTTGGTAGGAAGTTTCTCTTTCGGGAAGAACACGTCGTCCGCCGTCATCTCATGCAGGAAGCGCGGCTTGGGTTTGCTCTCGGCTGACTTCACGGGCTGCCACACCTGGCCGATGATCTCGAACGCGTCACTCCCGTGGCTTGACCAGTCGTGGTGCGGATCATCACTCAGTATCTTCTTCTGATCGTCCCACTGATAGTGGTAACTGGTGAGGCAATCGCGGCCTTTCTCGGTCTTTTCGCTATCAAACCAGCACGCCTCCAGGGTCTTGCGGGCCGCCGCGATCTGGTCCGCCTGGTTGGTCGCGGGGATGATGTTCATCGAATAGCCGTATTCGTACAGCTGATCACCGAAAGACCGCCCTCCGGCGGCCAGGGTTTTAGCGGCAGCGTCGTGAGGGCCATGATGCTCACCATAGCGATATCGCTGCCGATGAGCAGCTCCCAGCATAATTTCACCCTTCTGGACCCGTCCACCCTGTAAGGACAATGCGCATCCGGCCAGTTGTGAGGCATAAAATTGCGCGTCCTTCCCCGTATTCTGGTGGTAATCGATCACATGAACCTCATTGCGCACGATCTGGAACCACCAGATGGCGGTCGCATCCCCGTATCCTAAGTCCCAGGCGGTATGCACCTCGAGGTTGGCGTCGTGCGCAACCGTGGTAATCCGCCCTTCCTGGTCGGCTTTACGCATCTGTCTTGCGTAGATGGCCCCTAGGATCGCGGCTTCGAACGAGCACAGATACTCCTGCTCATAGAGGTTCTGGCCCATCTCCTCGCCGTATTCCTCGATGAGTTCCAACCGCTCTTCCTCGAGCTCCGCGGCCGTGAACACCCCTGTGCTGGTGGCAGGCAACACGGACCAGTGCCATCCACGGGCCTTCTGGGCAGCCTGCAGCAGCTTCCAACCATGATTCTTGCCTCTGGGGGTCGTGATGAAGATGGCCCAGCCACCGTTCTCTCTCAGGATGGGACGCATGTAGGCCCATGAATGAGGATCGGCCAAGGCCCACTCCGAAAAGACAATGCCAACGGGGGGGCTGCCGACCAATGCGTTGAAGTTGTCACTCCCCACTACCTGCCAGATCGAGCCATTGAGGAACTCAATCATCATCTCATTGTTGCGGGTTCGTTTACGCAGGTAGGGTGGGAAGGCTTCGTCGATACGCCTCACACCGGTATGGGGATTGATCGCATCCCAGATGGCCTTCCTGGCCTGCTCGGCCTGGGGCAGCATATGCCAGTAGTTGCCCTTTCTCTTATGGGCGGCCTTGCAGGTCCAGCGCAGGCTCACATCATCCTTGCCCGCCCTACGATGCCAGATCTCATAGGCCCTGAGGCCACCCCCATCCAGGTAGCGCCAGAGGCTGTCTTGATGAGGTTCGGTATACCAGCTGCCGAAAACCCTAGTCGGCTTGGCGCTCGAGGGGCTTGCGGTGGTAGCCATTCATCCCTTCCGGTCGCTGGGTGGGGTCATCCATGAGCACGGTGACGTTCCCATTGACGTTCAGGTCCTGGGCCTCGTTCGGCGCACAGACCACCCGGGAGAGCAGGAATTGCGCAGCCTTCTGCTGACTCGGCTTCATTTTGACCCCTTCCACCCCAAGTGCATGATCCTGCAAACGCTTGAGGAGCTGAGTGGTACGGATACGCTGACGTACCAGCTCTGGAGTCCATAGGGTTTTGCGCCGCGCCATAAAGCCCTAGGCGCCGTTATCGGAGATCCACACTGATGTGGTGGCGGTCCAGCTCTGCAGATACAGCGTGGCGCTTTTGCCCTGAGCCACCGTGATGGCCGTGTTATTGCCGGCGCCGTTGATGTTGCCGCCGGTCGGAGGGAACACGTTGATCGTCTGACCGCTCTGGCCGTTGAGTACCAGCCAGGAGTCGCCCACGGCGCCGCCATACTTGTTCGGATCGGGCAGCGTGACCGAGAGGTTACTCGAGCCGGCTGTACTCACCATCACCAGGTCCGAAGGCAATAGACCCGCTCCCTGGGAGTTGCCGCCAGCCAGTGCGGTGAGGTTCACGATGGTGGGCGTGCCGCTGACAGCATTCTGCATGCCGACTGTCACGCCACCCTGGGGGATTCCACGTAATGTCATTGTGCGTCGTCCCCTAGTACATCATGGATTTGCGACGACCCTCACTCGAGGTGCGCGCTTTGAGCTTTTCCATCTTGCCACCCGAGCCCCGGTCGATACCGGCGGCCCGCAGAGTATGCTGTCCCTTACTGGCGGGCGGGGCTTTGCCGCCCATGGAGCCGCGATTCTTCGTGTGCATCATGTGGGAGCCGGTGTCGTTGGCTTCCTTCAGGGTTCCCGGGGAGCGGGTGGAGCTCGCCTTGTAGTTCGTCGTGCTCATGCCGGGCGCGTCTTTGGCCTTGGCCATCGTGCGGGCACCGGAGCCCTTGCGCTCACCGATCGGGCCTTCGCGGTGGGGACCAAAGCCTTTGCCACCTTTCGCCCCGCCCATGTTCTGCGGCTCGTGGGCGTTGATGTAGCCCGGCATCCCCGACATGGTATTGCCGCTCTTGAGAGCGTGAGAAGTGGCTTTCGCATCCGGCTTGGGCCGCATATTGGCCGTGGTGCGGGTGCTTCGGACGGAGTCGCCCGCCGTGAACTTCGCTACCATTTACTTCTCCGCCGATGTTTTGGCGCGACCTTTGAGGGATTCCATCTTGCCCGAATCGGCCGCCACGAACTCGCTCGCGACTTTCTTCGGGATGCCCATCTTCTTGGCGAAAGCCGGATTGTGCTTAGCGGCTTCCATCGTGCGGTGCTGTTTGGGCGAGACGGATGGCATGGCCTTGACTGTATCAGGATTCAATCGGCGCCCGATAGGGCTTCGGGATCAGGTGGCCGGCCCAGGTGGCATGGGTCATCTGCGGGTTGCGAGTCGGCGGCTGCTCCGGCTTCTCGCGCGGCGCCATGAGACTGACCCAGGTCGCGTACGAATCCTTCGCTTCCCGCCCCCGCGCGGGCGCCGCGTTCACAGTCGCAGAGGGCGCGGCCGCGAGCGGGATTCTCACTTGATCGCGGCCACCGCAGCCTTCAGGGTCGTGAGCTGGCTGGCCGTGAGTGTGAGCGCGATGGCGTTTACCGCCGCTTCGATACGGGCAAGACGGGTGGAGCTGCTGCTTTCGTCCGGCAGAAGGTTTTTCGAAGCCGGCACCTGAGTCTTCCCGCCCTTCACCTGGGCGCGAAGGGATGCGAGGGGGTCGGTGCCAGGGGATTTGGGAGCGACGTAGCTTTCGGACTTCGGCCCACGGGGTGCGCCGGCCTTCAGGCTCTTGCGGATGTCATCGAGAGTGGCCATGTCAGTTCCTTACGGTAATCGATCCGCCCACCGTGGCGTGGTAGGGCGGCACGAGCTGGTCGCGGATCTCCTCGAGCACCTTCGTCTGGGTCTCGAGGAGCCGCACGATCAGCTCCAACAGTTCCCGGTCGCTCATCAGCCCGTGACGGCGATCGTGCCACCAGAGGTGGCGAAGAACGTGCTGGGGATGCCGCCGGAGCCGCTCTCGGTCACAACCACCGGCGTTCCAATCGTCGCGCCCGTGCTATCCAGATCCGTGAAGGTCACGGTCGCCTCCTTCGGGCCATCCGTGCCGGTCAATACCGCGGTCCATGGCGGCGTCTCGGAGCCGTTTAGGGTGGCGGCGGGCAGCGTGGCGCCGCTGTTGTCCGTGACCACATAGGCCGTGGCGGCGTAGGTCTGGCCGGGAGCCAGGGGGGTGGCCGTGGTGGCCTTGATGGCGACAATCGTAATTTGTGACACAGGGTTCTCCGGTTAGGAACAGTTGGCGAGCGTCGCCGTAAGTTTGGTGATCGGGCCCGTGAGGGTAACACTGGAATGGGGTACGACGTAGTACGCCACGCCGTTGACGGTATGTAACTGGGTGGCATCACACGCGGTGGCCAAAGGCACGGTTCCCACGATCAACACCCCGAAGGTGTCGTTGCCGGGCACCAGCATGTAAGCGATCGTGGAGGTCGTGGCGAGGCTCACCGTCACCCCCCCTGGGGCAGGAGGGGGTGGAGGAACGATCGTCGTGATGGGGCTCGTCTGGGCACTCTCAGCGACGATTCCGGCGAGGGACTCCGTCTGGGTGACCGCATAGACGATGCTGCCCGGGTTGACGTTCTGGCGCACAAAGCTGCAGGTGGCGCTCGAGGTCAGCAGGACGAGCGGGGAACCGGTGTAGGCGCCGTAGAGGTTGAAGCCCTGCACGGCGTTGGGGGCAAAGGCTGACCCGTCGCTGTTCTTGATCGCCGGCGTGCAGGTCACCGTGAGATTGGTGGCGCGGCTCGGCTGCGCAATGGCCGTAGCCAGCATCAGGCAGAACAGGATCATCAGATGCTTCAAGCGGTGACCTCTTGGATGTCGATCAGCGTGCGCGGGGCGGCTTTGGGTTTCTGCTCCTGCGTCACGATCAGCACCAGGTGGTCCGGGCTGTCATCGACCAGAACGTGGGCATAGCGTAACGCATCCACGATGTGCTTCACACACCCCACCAGTCCATCCGGATCCAGTTGACCGCGCGATTGTCGGTGAATGGAGACTCTGGCTTTCGCGTAAGGCAGTTTGGGCAGGGGGGTGCACTGGGTCAGCAGCCCGTAGCGGATCTCCTGCTGCCACATCTGGGCGTCTTTGCGCTGATAGCGCCAGTGCATGCGCAGGAGGATGTTCAGACTGACCGGGATGCGCGGAATTTCCAGATGCAGCGTCATCGCTTCGCCAGCCGGGAGCGGAAGTCCTGGATACCGTCCCGTAAGTGCATCGCATGACGTCCGGGCAAACGCGCGGCCCACCACTTGTCCCACAGCTCGGGAGTGAACCGTACCCGGTGGGGCGGCTTGTACTTGCCACGGTTACTCACCACAGGCTTCCGCGAAATGCAGCAGGCACTTCATCCGTGCGTCCGCGGCCGTCTTGCAAGGGCTCCCCACGAGGCTCAGGCCGTGTCGGGCCTGGAAGGTGAACCCCTGAGGCCCCCTGCGGCCAAACACCGCGTATTGACCGCCTCCGGAGGTCTGGGTGGCCTCCCCGTTGGCATGTCTCACCGGAGTCAGCCATTCGATCACCGGAGGTTCGGCGACATAGCCCTGCGGGACCACCGGTGTCCGGGTGATCAGCTCAACCGGGTCGTTGGGCCTGCCGGGCTCGATCTGGGCAATGGGCTCGCGGTCCCCGGTGAGCTCTTTCAGGCGTTCCATGTCCGCTTTCAGCCCCTCATTTGAGGGCGCGAAAATTTCACCACTCGACACGTCCAAGCGTTCGTCGGGCTTCAAATGCCCCGCTTCAATCAGCTTTTTGTCCATCGGTGTCTTGGGGATGAACCCAGCGGTCCGCTTCGCTAGCGTGCTCATCATGTCCCTTACGGCGGACTCATCGGCCACCGGGCCGTTGGCTCGGCGGGTCATCACGGGACGTTCTCGCATGGGGTTACTCTTTGTGCCCTGGCACCATAAGTGCTACGATTTCAATCATGATGAACGCGCTCCTGATGCTCATTCTAACTCGACCTGAGGCTCTGCGGGAGACTCAAGTCCCGTGCTGCCTGCGAGCGGTGTGGGCTCAGGCGTTAGAGGACCTTCGCCGAGCGTAAGTGCATCGATCTTGTCCTCCAGGTGAACCACCAGCGCCGACAGATTGCCCACGGCACGGACCAGGCCGTTGTAATCATCCTGACTGACGACGAAACCCTGCGAGTCCAGAATAGCTCTGCCAATTCGCTGCCTCGATGTCACGGCTTCACCTCGACTTCACTCTGGCCAAGCTCCAGGCAAGTTCCAACCCCTTTCCCCCTCCTACCTACGATCAGGTTACGGTGAGGGGTACTGAGGCACCCTCCGGGGGTCTTCCCGGTATTAATTCCAAGCTCCAACGCAGTACGGTCTGGCAACGCCAGAAGCTCCGGTCTTGGGAGCGGACTACGACCTGGGACCAATGGGGACAGGTTTACCAGGAATAGTGCTTTCCTGGCGTGCGGGGACACTTCACCCCCGTGACTCAACGTGCGCCATGACGGCAACGAACGCGGGAGTTTGAAGTCGGAGTTGATCTCCGGTATTCTTATCTCGCGGACCAGCATCTGCAGTTTCGGACTTTTCATAAGTTCACGTCAAGCCCCCGTAACAGGGGGTTTTTCGTTTGTAGCCAGAACCACCTTGCGCAGCATCTGTCCGCCCGCTCTGCGCAATGCATCGCGCTCGAGCGTCATGGCGGTCAATTCATCCCTCAGGCGCTTGACCTCCTGGTAGTGGTCCTGGGCATCACGAATCGACTCCCCGAGCGCGTGCTCGAGGGAGCGGATCTGGCGCCTCAGGACTTCATAGCCGTTCATAGGCTCGCCACCCACCACAGCAGCGCCCAGATCGCAAGACAGGCGAGCAGCAGCCCACGGGCATTGCCTCGGGTCACGGCAGGATCCTCCCGATTTTGTCCTCCAAGTAGCCACGCAGGCACTCCGGAGCATCCCCGCGCCGCCTGAATTCCTCATAGATCGCCTCCAGACAGCGCCTCTCCCAGGCATCAACCTGATCGCGCATGAATGCGGCATCTTCTTCGTCAAGCCTGACATGCATCACGGCTTCTCCACGTCGAGTTGCTCTGGCATCTTCAACTTTGCGTACCGGGAAAGCCCTTGGTCGTAGACGAGCTCCAGCCCATGCCACCACACCTCCCCGTTCTCCATGACGATGATGTCGTGGCAGTGCGCCGCCTTCGGCCAGCGCTTGATCAGGTCGTAATCTCTGCGATGCAGCCTCAGATATTTCTGATCAGGCTTAAAGCCCCGCGTCCACTGATGCAGCGGTGTCATACGCCTGACAATCTCCTCGATACCTCGATAACCGCGAAACAGACTGTCTGTCATGGGTGCATCACCGGGGAGTAGAGCAGCCAGCCCACCACGAACCCGCAGGCAAGACCGGTGAGGAAGCACAGACGCTCGCGGCGGTTCATGCGCCATTCCCTTTGCGATTCCAGGGCGCATCCATCGCAAGTTGTCCTTTACTCATGTGCTCGAGCTCTACCTGCCACTTCAGTGGAATGTGGCGGCGGCGTTTCCAGTTGTTGACCACCCGGCGGTCGATCCCGAGCGTTTCGGCCAGCACGATCTGCGAGCCCCAGTGACGGATTGCTTGTAGTGGTGTCATGACGTGATAGTGGCACGGCTGAAACTATTTGTCCACCTCTTGTTGACGCGTCCACATTTTGATGCTAGCTTCCCATCCCATGGACGGCAGCACTCTCACTGACATCCCCTCGTCAGGCAACTCGCCACCGGTGCTGGCCGTCCGTCAAGGAGAAGCATGATGCTGCTGTTGGCCAGAGGCCTGAACGAAGAGATCCTGATCGGCGATGACATCGTCATCCGGGTCTGCAAGATCAAGAATGCCTATCAGGTGACCTTAGGCATCGATGCTCCCAAACACATCCGCGTGTGGCGCCGCGAGATCGCCGCCCGCATCAAGCTCGAGCAGGAGGATTCGAAGTCATGACGCACGAACTGACGGTTGAGCTGGCGCGCGAATGGAACTACCAGCTCGCCGAGCACGACAACCTCAAACGCGCCCTCAAGGACAAGCAGGCCGCCGAGGACCGGGCCGAGAAAGCGCGGTTGGCCATCCAGAGGCACTTCGACAACATCACTCGCCTGCTGCAGGAGAACGACGATGTCCCCGCCTGATGAGTTGGACGAGCTCGACACCCGCGAGGGGGAGGCTGCCGAATTCCGCGAGGAGCAGCAGCGCTGGAACGATCAGTACACCGGAGATTGGATGGGAGACTACGCCGACTCGGTCGGCATGCCACTGAGGGAGAAACTGTGAACGCACCCGCTGACAATTGTTCTGAGAGCATCAACGAGCTGGCCGGCGCACTGGCGAAGGCTCAGGGCCTCATCACCGGCGCCTTGAAGGAGTCGGCGAATCCGTTCTTCAAGTCCAAGTACGCCGACCTTGCTGCGTGTTGGGACGCGTGCCGGAAGCCGCTCTCGGAGAATGGGCTGGCAGTCATCCAGACCCCGACCGTGGATGAGGCGTACGTGCGGGTCAATACCCTGCTCGCCCATTCTTCTGGGCAATGGATCAGGAGCGAACTCTCTGTGATCCCGAAGGACTTCACGCCCCAGTCAGTGGGCTCCTGCGTGACTTACCTGCGTCGCTACGCGCTGGCCGCCATGGTCGGGCTCGCCCAGGTGGATGACGATGCCGAGAGTGGGCAGGCGCGTGGGAACGATCTTCCCGACCCGAAGAAGACGCGCGAGTACGCCAAGCGCATGCAGGATGCCTTGGACATCGGTATTGATCAGGCGATTCTCGACATCCACAACGAGATCGTGGAGGACGAGCAATTCTACCGGGCGACTTGGTCGCAGATTCCCTCGGGAGCCCGGCGCGACATCAAGCTTGCGATCGAGCGGGTGAAGGCGTCAGCCTAAATGCCGTCGTCCCCTGATGACTGCGACGCCGCGCTTCAGTTCCTCACGGAGAGCTGCGATGCCATTGCAACCGCGAAAAGCGAGCTGGAGCGGTCCGAGATTCTGCGCAAGCGAGTGCGCAAGAGGCACTTTCTGGCGGCTGATAGCAAGCTATCCGTTGCAGTCCGAGAGGCTATGGCGGAAGTGCATGAGGACACCGCGAAGGTGGACAACCGCTACATCGCAGCCATTGCCGCTTACGAGGCACTGAAGGCGAAACGGGAGTTGAATGTGATTCTGGTTGACGTTTGGAGAACAACCGCGGCAAGCCGCAGGCAGGCAGCGAAATGATCTGGTCCCGCAACATGGAGCGTCCCACCGAGGAGGAGCAGGCGCGTATCGATGCGATGATGAATCTCGGGTGCATCCTGACCCGCGTCCGTGGCATGCCGGCCGTGACAGCGGAATGCCATCACATCGTGGTTGGGAGAAAGCGCATGGGAGCGCTGTACACGATCCCCTTGAATCCGTGGTACCACCGCGGAGTCTGCTTGCCAGGCCGCTCGGTATCGGCCATGAAAAGCGAGTTCGGCCCCGCGCTGGTGCATGGCTCGAAAGCTTTCTTCAAGGGTCACCGGGTCACCGAGCACGACCTGTGGAAGATCGTTCAGAAGACGCTCGGCTTACCCACGGATGCGCCGTTGAGCAAGATTGTCCGGAGGCGCATTGAACTGACCGACGACTGGGGATGATCACGTGTTGGCCGAACGTAACCACTTGAATAACAAAGGTACCTTTGAATGAAAAGCTTATCTGTCGCACTGCTCGCCCTACTCCTGTGCTCTTGCGGAAAGGTCGGCGCCGGCGGTGTTCTCAACAGGGCGTTCGGCAACTGGGCGCCCGTGGCGCTGCCGGACGGATGTAAGGCCAAGCAGATCGCAGCCGACGAGCACGGTGGCGTGTCTGTGCTGTGCGAGGACGGGAGGGTGTTCCATTGAAGGCTGCAAAAGTGATCGTGGGGCTGCTGGCTGTCTTCGTCAGCATGCCGATCGGCTTGTATCTCCAGTACAAGATCCTGAGCCTCGTTCAGGCAACGGACGTCATGTGGTTGCTGTTCTGGATCAACATCCCAGTGCTGGTCCTTTTCCAGATCATCTCAAAGGTGGCGGAGAGCGTCCGTGACTGACACTAACCGGACCGAAGAACAGTGGAGCGGCCATAAAGGCGCCCCTCGCGAGGATGGAGACCACTGCGATAGCAGCGAGTGCCGGTGCTGGAACGATCGGTATCAGGTTGTCACACGCGAAACCCTGGAGGATCTGCACCACGCGGTGAATGCCTTCATACATCAGAAGGGATGGCGACCGCTCGGAGGTGTCAGCCAGAGCGATAGGGTGTGGGCTCAGGCGATGGTGAGGTACGTATGACTAACCCGTCTGCAGAACGGGGCTATGGCTTCGCATACTTCCACTGGCATTGGTTTGCCTGGACGTCCGGAACGCCTTTCTCTGCCAGTGACTGCCGGAGTTGCTACACCGCATTCGCTGACATGCAGCGGTTCGCCAAGTTGCGGAGGCTTAAGTGACATCGGAACAGAAGAGCGGGCCGAAGTCTGGGGAGGTATGGCGTCGTGCCAAGTTCTATCAGATGAGCTGCGGACACCCTCAGGAGACGCGGCATGTCGTTGACCGTACGCTCGGAGGTGACGTGATCTTTGTTAAGGGCCGCTGGAGCCGCAATGCCTACCGCGAACAATGCACACTGACTGACTGGCGAGAATGGTGCGCGGGTGGGTTTGGAGCAAAGAAGCTATGACCAAGGAACACCGCTTCCAAACTCCAAAGTATGCGAAGTACAGCACACCAAAGGGGCGCGTCCGCTTGGCGTACCCAACCGCAACAACGCGGGCCACTGTCGTTAACGGCAAGACAATGCAGCACATTCAGGAGTTCGGTGGAAACCGACTCAGCGATGATTGCCCGTCGATGGCTGCAGCATGGCGAAATGCCGAAGAGCGCCTAGAAAAAAGATACGAAGCCGAACGCGCCGAAAAGCGTGCAGCAACTCAACCGGAGGCGAAATAAATGGCCACCTCAAAGGATGTTGCACAAGGACCGTGGTGGACGCCGACCGCCGAAGTCGAGCGCATGATGCGCGAGTGTCAATCAAGTCTATCCGATACGTGGACACTCGACATAAAGGTACTCGAAGGGCTGCTGCACGACTCACTTCTGTGGCGTCAGGACAGACTAAGACAACCGGTCGAGACGACGGCGCCGCAAGCGCCGATCGCCACACTCATGGTGGCTGAGGGGTTTGTCACGTGGACTCACCTCAAGGCGCCGGGCCTTCCAAATGGGATGCACGATCTATATTGCGAGCCCGAAGCGGTTGCACCTTACATGCGCAGGAAAGACGAACCAACTTGGCTAGACGACTATGTCCTGCCCGTAGCTCAGCGAGAGAGCGCCGGGGCACCGGAGGTCGCAGGCTCAAACCCTGCCGGGCAGGGCTCCAGTGAAGTTAAGCGGCTGCGTGATGTGCTGTGGCACATCCGTCCGTTGCTGCCGTCTACTGGTGTTCAGGCCGTGGACGATGTTCTTAGAGGCTCACCGGTGGAACCGGCGGAAGAGCAGACGGTGTGGCGCCCTGTAACGCGTCAACACACGGTCTATGAGTGCCCGTGTAAAGGACATCCCTTCGACTGCTATGGGCATCCGACCAAATGCGGATGCTCCGGGGCGAAAGCCACAGGCCTCCTGATCGTCTCGGCCGAGGAAGCAAAGCAGCCGCTAGCATTTCGCCACTGGAGCAAGGATTCGATGGTGCCGGTCGAAGGCTGTCACTGTGGCACGTGCGTCGAGGCGAGAGGCAGTGAGAACGGGACACGTGACGTATGACATTAACCGAAGCAATTCAGTTCATGAGCAACCAGAAGGCTTCTGACGATGGACAGGCCATCCTCGATTGTCTTGAACGCTGCCAATCTGCGCTCACGTTTATAAAGGATCTGTCCAGCGAATGTATGGAGCGTGGCGATGTACGGGTTGGGCAAGCGGCCGAGATCGCCATGCGCCACATCTTCCGCCGCGCCGATGAGACACTGTGAGCGAGTCGGAGAAACAACCATGACTGATTTTGAAATCGAACTAGCCGGGCGTTTGCACGAAGCCAATCTGCGTGTCGTCCACGCGGCGGAGGCTGTCGAACAGGAACGCGGGCGCCCTTTCATGCTGTTGCGTCCTCGCCTATTTCCAGAGGGAAATCAGTGGTGTGCCCTCTACGGAGAGAATATTCAGGAGGGAGTCGCTGGGTTTGGCGACACGCCAGCCAGCGCCGCAGTTCAGTTCGACATCGAATGGCTCAACGCTCGATGCGCTGAAGGGAAGCCATGCACCAGTTGCTTTGGCGATAAGACAATTTCCATGAGCGATGGCAGCAAGCGCCTCTGTGATTACTGCCGTGGTACTGGCGTTGAACCCGCTGAGGGCAAGACAACGGAGCAATCGAAGTGATGGGTTGCAGAGGCGCATCCCTTAACGGCTGGCCTGGTACTCAGGGAACGGCGGTACTGCCCGCTGAAATGCCGGTTGAACAGTTGGGCCTCCGAGACGCAATCGTTAACTGTGTTGGCGGCTGGAGAAAATTAGTGCCAGCGTTTGTCGGTATCGAACAACCGTCACCGAATACACCAAGGGTCTCGTGGGGGAGTGGCTGCCCCTGGCAAAGTCATACCAAGCGCGGGGTCCGCAGGCCCGGAGCGCTTTCTGTAGCCGGCTCGAGGCGGACGCGCCAGATCACCGGAGTTGCCTGCGGTGCCGAGACCCGCCATAGCGAGAGAAGGGCCAACCCCGGCGGTGTATCCCGTAATGCGGGCACCGCCGGGCGAAGCTCACCCCCTACATCCACACCGGAGCAAACATGACAGAAACAGAAGAATTGGCGATTGAGGACCATATCGAAATGGTGACGGCGACAGCGAAGGTGTTACCAAAACTCGTGGAACTGCTAAAGCCATTGCCACCAGTCTATCGACGCAAGGCTGTTGAGGCCGCTATCGTCTTATTGCAAGACATCACCGGGTAGTGCGACACAACCTACGAGTGTAACGAAATGAATGCTCACCTGATTACGCCCTGCCCAGTTTGCTTCATGGTGGACGAGTGCCCGCATACCCCGTTCGCTGCCAACATCAATGGTGGTATGGAACAAATCCCTCGTCGCTTCACACACTGCCGCCTGTCGATCAGAAGATTGGCGGCCAGCGGGAGTGCGAGTGGTGCGGTCGCATCGAGCGGGCGAAACTTTCTTGGGAGACTGTCAAAGCATGACCACCGCCGCAGATTGGTTCGAGGACGAGAGCGAATTCCGCCAGCTCTGCGGCGATGCTCAGTCCCAGGCGCAGGGTGAATCCTCGCAGGACTTCTCTGCCGAGATGGTCATCAAGGCGAAGGAGCGCGGCCTGACTACCTACCTCAGCCAGAAGCAACTCGAGTGGCTGTGCAAGCTTGCGGACTGGGATTTACCCAAAAGGCGCGCTCACAATGGATGAGCAGTTATCAGAATGTCCGTTCTGCGGCGGCCAAGTCGAATTCCATCAGCATACGGAAGACTGCCGAGACGGATGCCACTACATCGTTTGCAAGGGAAAATGCGGCGGTTTCTTCGATTTCAGCGCCTCGGCAGATCCGAACAATGATTGCGAGACGCTGGCTGCGCTGAGAAGCGCTATCGCGAAATTCTGGAATCGACGCGTGTATATAACATACGTCAGCGCAGGTGACACCAATGGATGAGCGCGCACAAGCTATCGCTCTGGCGCACCGGCTATTGGATGAGCCGAACTGCGACCCGGACGATGATCTCAGGATACTCGCGAGACAGTTACTGCGCGCGCGCGAGGGAACTGAGCACGTCGTTTATGCCTACGTCAAAGACGACGGCTCATTTCGTGTCGAGTCTGACATCACGACTCAACAAAAAGCCGACGACTATGTCAGATGGTATTACGGCACCGTGGCCAAAGCAGCCGCCGAGGGACGCCGTATGGTTCAGTGTGTAGTGAGTTTTCCGGTCAGCGCATCCCGTGATCAGGAGCAAACATGAAGGCGATCTACAAATACAGCCTACCCGTGCAGGAAAAGCTCACCGTTGAGTTACCTGCCGAAGCGCAGATCATTCGAGTCGAAGACGTCGCCGGCCTGTTCTTCCTCTGGGCTATCGTCGAGACCGACGAGCAGCATCCGAAGCAGACGCGCTACATCGAGTGCTACAAAACCGGACAGCCGATTGAAACGCCGCTAGAGGATCTACGGTACATCGGCGCCTGCAAGCTCTTCATCATGCAGGAGCTTTGCCTATATATGTTCGAGAATGTCAATGTACGGTGACCTGCCAGTGTCTTTGGGCGTGCGGCCCGCTGAATGCAGCGAGTTCATGTTCTACCAGTACATGCCCATCAAGCTCGCGGGGGTGGTTGGCATTCAGGGCTCCGCGGAACCTCGTCTCCAGTGCTTCGATTCGCTCATCGGGGCGGCCTGCTGCGATTACGTCGGTTTCCGTGGCCTGGACGAGTTCGTCCGGTCCTATATCTATGTGACCGCCAAGTACGGCTGGAATCGACCCGCCGCCCTCCAGAACCGTCCTGGTTGGCACTCCGATGGCTTCATGACGGACGACATCAATTACATCTGGTCGGACCGGACGCCGACCGAGTTCAATACCAGCGCCTTCAAGCTCACCATGGACGACGAGGTTTCCATGGAAGAAATGCGCGCCCAGGCCGAGCACCGGAACAATCTGACGCACGCGCCGATGACGCTGCTGCGTCTGGATCAATATTGCATCCATCGACCGGCTGAGCCGGGGAACGTCGAGTTGCGCACTTTCCTCAAGGTCTCGTTCAGTCGCGATAAGTACGATCTCGCCGGCAACTCGCACAACTACTTGCTGGATTATAACTGGCCGGTGCGCGAGCGCAGTCTCGCGAGAAATATCCCGCAACAAGTAACCGTGTCACCGAGTCAAACATGACAGCCTATGTCTTCAGCAAGCCCGACAGCCCCGAGGATCTGATCTGCCGCCATGTGCGGGAGACCTGCAAGATCATCGGTCCTGCGAAGTACAGCGAGGAGATAGAGGCGTGCTTCTCGCTGATGTACCGGCTCGTGCACGAACTGCGATCGAGGATCGCCCAGGCCGAAGCCATCATGGAAAGCTCCGGTCGCCCCACGCCAGCGAATCAGGAGAAGCCGTGAAAAGAAGGCGAGCGCTGCTCAAATACGATGACGCCCCTCCTTCGGCATCCGGCCTCGAGGTGTCGGTATATCTCGCCGACGAAGTAGATGAAGTCCTCAAACGCCAGGCGTCCGCAGCGTTGGCGGGCATGAACGCGGCCAAGGCGATCTCATCGCACGACCTGGAGCGGGCTGCCCGGCTACGAGCCGAATCCTCCCCGGACGCATTGGAGAGCGAGCGGCAGGCCAACGCGAAGCTGACTCAGGAACTCTCCCTCGCCGAGGAAGGGCTGGCGAACTACGCGCGGGAGAATGCGCAGTTGAAAGCGTCAAATGAAACGCTCGCGCTACAGCGGGACCACTGGCTCGCGGTGGCGCGAGAGAAGGATGCGCAGGTCGAGCGGCTGCGGGAAGCCATCGAGACTCATCGGCAGGCCATTGGCAACGGAGGCAACATGGTCGAGGCGGATGAAGAACTATGGGCCATATTGCAACCCGAACCACAGCCCGGTGAGCAAACATGAAAAAGTCTGAGCCGCCAAAGGTCATCGATCTGAAGAAGGTTCGCTATGGGCGCACAGTCATGCACTTCTATGACAAATTCGAGCGCGCTGCAAAACGACAGGATCGAGAGCATAAAGCCGAGGTCGAGCGGGAAGCGCGAAAAAAGTGGTAATAGGGCTTGACGCCCTATAGGGTCTTATGGCCTAATATCTCCATCGAAACGGGGGACGAACATGGCCAAGGCAGTACAGACTTACACCGGATACACGATGGACTTCACCAGCCAGATCCAGTTCGCCGAGACGGCCGATGGCCGGGTGTTCAAGCGTAGCCAGTTCCGGGACCCGCGCTACGGCTACAAGTGGGCTGCCTGGCGCGAGACGGTGAAAGCGGCGATCGAGGGGAAGATTCCCCAAGGCCCGCGGAACTGGAGGCTCCCGGCTTGACCGGGGGCCAGCTTCAGAAGCTGCTAGACCGCGCAGGGTTGTCCCAGCGCGGCGCAGCCAAGGCCCTTGGGATCAATGAGAGGACGATGCGGAAATACGTGGCAGGCGACGCTGAGGTTCCCAAAGTAGTCGAACTTGCCGTGCTCTATCTCGCGCAACATTCGGAGAAGAAGTGATGCAAACCCTGATCGTCAAATACAAGACCATGGACGGCACCGGATCGTATCCCGTGGTTCAGTGGGCCAAGGGCAGCAAGTACACTCCCAAGGACCCCGAAACTCGGGCGCGCGAGTGGTGCACGCGTGGTCAGTGGGAATACCTCTCCCACCGCATCCATGATGATGGGCGCACGCGCGCCGAAGAGGAGCGCGACTACCGCGCAATGTGCCGGTCTGAGCGGCTGCGCGGCGCCTGATACGTCATCACAACCAATGGGCGCAGCAGCGGTGAACAGGGCCAGCCAACGGGCGCAACTCCGGTGTTACCCCGGAAAGCCGCTGCTGCACTCTCCAGTTCAACCATGAGCACTGATTACTCCGCCACCTGTGACGCCTGTAAGATCTTTTGGCACATCGGTCAGCGTATGGCCATCGATATCTATTCGTTCGGCTACGGGACTGGAGACATCGAGGGTGCCGCAAAAGCAATGAAATTGCTCGCGGAGCACTCCGAGCATGGTGTGGTGCGCGTCATGGAGACTGACCTCACACCCGAAGGCTATGAAGACGTAGACCCAAAGCTCACCGGCTAACTCATCGGCAGTTAGTGAAGTAGCGCGCCGTGCCCGAGAATCTCTGACAGCACCCAGCACGCCAATCCGAACGCGACCAAATTATATCTCGAGGCCGGTACACCGATAGCGGCCAACAGGAACAGAACGAACGCGGCAACGAGCAGAATCAGCGTGATCATGGCATACCTCTTCCTAACTGGTGACGATGGCTCCAAGAGCGCTGCATACGATGGCAAGTGTCACGGGCTCGATCTTGTTGATCGGGCTGTAGAGCGGCGGACAGATGGCGGCCGTCTCGAGACAGGCAGTCGCCAATTCACTGCAGAACCAGGAGTCCGGTGCACGCCAATCCCGGTTGACCAGGAAGGCTTCGATGGCGGTGATGTCGTAGGGCTTTCCCCGCTGGGCATAGGCGAAGTCCCAGAACGTCTTTTCCTGCTGAGGGTTGGTCGAGAAGCTCAGACGGGCCTTTCTGGCGAACTTCTCGTAGTCAGGTGCCCGTGAGGCTACCCCTGGCGTGCTCGTGTCGCTGCGGGCCCCGTAGAGCCTTCCATTGGCCTCCACGAGGTCTACGTGACTGAAGGGGCCCGCCCCCCCCAGTTCGATGATCAGAGAGCCCAGATCGTTCTGTGCGCTGAATTGAAGGGTGATCGTGGGGCTACCCCACCTTGGCGACCGGTGGCGCGACAGGCCCTGACACGACGGCCGGCGCCTGATTGATCGCGGCGTTAAGGTCCGTGATCAGTTCCACCAGAAGACTCGGCTGGGCCGCGGCGATCTTCACGATGGCGGGGGCAGCCGCGGCGATCAGCCCGGCCTTGGTGGGATTGGCCAAAGCGGCTGGAATGACTGCCGCCAGCGCCGGCCCAATGACGCCGACCTCCTGGCTGTTCAGCGTGCCCAGCGGACCCTTCAAATCACTGACAAGCGTTTGGAAGAAGTTCATAGGGAGACTTTTTTTTCGATTGGGTTGGGTTGTGAGGCGGTCATGACGAGAGGACCCGGAGGGCCGCTCAGACCATCGGCGACCCCCTTCTGATACGCGTTGCCCGTGAAGAATCCGCGCCAGACCGTGCACAGGCCCAGCGCGAGCGTGTACCACTTCAATTGACCCTTAGGGATGACGCCTTCAGCGTTCAGGTACGACACGGTCACGGTGAGGAAGCCTAGGATCTTGGTGGAGTGGCCACCGATCCAGCTGACCAGCGCAAGGATATTGCCCATATCGTCCAGCTTACGCCCCTTTCAGTCGATTTTCAGCGCATCCGCGACAGAAGTCGTCTGGCTTTTGCTATAATTCGCACATGGAACAGTGGATGAGAATGACGGCTCACCCGGATTACGAAATTTCCGACGAAGGCCGTTGCCGATGGTTCGATACCGGCAAACCTGTCAAAGCGCATCGACGTAGGAAATACCTCGCATTCACTCTCAGAATTCGACGCACGCCGATCAAATGGAAGCGTTTTCTCGTGCATCGTCTCGTGCTAGAGACCTTTGTGGGGCCATGCCCTCCCAATCATGAGACGCGCCATATGAATGGGCGGCGACATGACAACAAACTCCAAAACCTGCAGTGGGGAACGCATGCAGAAAACATCGATGACAATGTCAGGCTGGATGCGAATCCGAGGGGTGCACGCCACTGGAGGTTCAGGCTCACCGCTCAAGACGTCGAAACTATCCGCGCCGTGCCTACGCCCTTCTCGAAAACACAGCGAGCCGAACTTATGGCTCGCTTCAAAATCTCACTGGCGACGCTGTATAGAATCAGAAACGACTACTCCACTCGAATTTGGTTAGCTGATCTTGAGCGCATCACTGACCAGAGTGCTCGGACTTAGGCCCAGACCGTCGCACACAAATGCTAAATATTGCGCGGTATTGTTTTCTGATTCTGGGGCAAACTCGTAGATCGCCTGCTGCAAGGTCATGCCACGCTGGGCGTAGAGTTCCAACTGGCGCTCGAGGTCCAGCCAGCCGTCCGCAGGGGAATCAATTTCGCCAATTCCGTTGGGGTCATCGGGGGCATGAAATGAATGCGGGGAATGTCGCAGGTCACCCGGATTGTCGTGAGTAGTCGGTATGTCTCCAGGAATTCCATAGCCCTCCTCCTGCGCGATCAGACGGGCGAGTTTGCTCATGTCGGATTCGCCTTCTCGTTGGCCTTGCCTTCAGCCAGCCCTTCCAGGTGAGACGCTTTGGCCGTAGCGGTGACCAAGGCATCTTTCATGGAATTCGTCGCAACCTCGATCTTCTTGATGTTGAATCCGTTACGAATGCTGATAGCCGCACTCACCAGCGAGGTCACCAATGTGCTGCATGCTGCGATGATGAGAGCGACCTCAGTGCCCGTCATCAGATGTGCTTCATGGCCCAGGCGAATGCATGCTTGGTCGCTTTGTCGTCATCTGCTGTCCACGCGCTTGGATCAGTCGCCAACGCATTGGCGATATCCGTTTGAATGCCGTTCGGCAATGCGCCGTGCACAAGGGGATCTGACAAACCTGTCTTGATGACAGTCCTAATGATTATCACGCCGCCGCCCGCCATTGTCTTGCTCCTTTTCAGCTGCTTGACGAGGCCAATAAGCCTCGATGAGTTGGTGATCAGTTTCTAACTTCGATTTGAAGTCTACCCAATCGTGATTCAAAAAGAATGTGAGATTGTAGTCCTTTACCTGTGCCTCAGTGCGGGCCTCACGCCACGATAGAATCGCGATGAGATTCACGGCCAGAGACAATCCCAACGCGACGCCCCACAGAACATCTCGTGAGGTGCTACCGAAGATATTCCGTACCACCTGGGTAATGCCGCGTTGCTCCGTGTGAACGGATTCATCGCTACAGCCCTGAGGGTGAACAATGGGACCTTTCACGGCGGACTCTCGGCTCCGCGGTAAACCCGCTGCTCTACCCGATCCAGCCGCTTCTCGTCCATCTCCTGTCTCGCCAGAGAGGCTGACATCTGGGACTTCAGTTCCTCCAGTTGGTAGATCACCGCCCCGATACCGACGACGATCAGCCCCCCTAAGATGTTCAGCATCCAATCCCGCCATGATGGCTCTCTGCCCCCTTCGTGATAGTCACCCATCCGCAGTGTCGGCTCCTCCCGTCCCAGATCCCCTTCCAGCCGCCGCAACCGCGCCTCGTAATCGGGGTCTCGGTCGCGTGGGTCCTGGTAACGACGCGCTTCCATCAGCTCGTTGCGCCAGCGCTCGTACAGACCCGTCATCGCAAAGAGCAGCTTCGCGATCGTCGTTCTGTCAGTGGTCTCGGGTCGCGGCTCTGTCGGCAACGATCCCTCTTCCACCACCCCCGCGTGCTCAGTCATGATGCTCCTAGTTCCCCACCCAGACCCCGTTCAACCGCTTGGCGATACAGCCCGTCCCGGTGCCTACCACCGGGTTGGTGGTCTGGCCGTCCGGACAATAAACCATGCTGCCGTTGGCAGGCGCACCGAGATTCGCGAATAGTACGCCCGGATTCATGTTACGGATCGTGCCATTTGCCGGAGTCGCGATGTAGCCAATCGGATCTAATATCTCCACCGTATTGTTGGTGGCGCTGGCGGCGACTGAAATCTGTCCCGCAGTCACGGTGCTGGTAAAGCGCGGTGCGATAATCTGTCCCGGTCCGCAATTGGCGGTTGTCAGTTGGATCGCGACATTGGCTGAATTATTGCGGAATAGTAGATGATCTAGAACCCAGTTCGTTGCGGTTGTATCCATGGTTATATAGGAATTGTCCCATATGCCACCAGCGACG